GCATACAAAGATGACGACAAGTTTCCTAATGGTCCTTGGTGTCAAGAAGGTGACTATGTATGTTATGGTAAACATGCAGGTCATAAATTTTTTTACAAGGGTGTAAGGTTGCTTCTTTTGTTTGACGATCAAATTTCTATGGTTGTTGAAGACCCAAAAGAACTTGACCCTACATTTAACTTATCAAACTAATGATGAATAAACGTGTACCTAGAAAAAAGGGGCAACCCGCAGGCTCTAAAAAACATTCTGACTTGTATACAGATGAAAATCCAAAAGGAACTATTCGTGGATTAAAATTTGCTACAAGGGCAGATGCAGTGGCTTCTGTATCAAAAATTAAAAAGTCTGGTCGAAGCCATGCACATAAAACACAAGCTGCTATTGCAATGGAACAAAGAGCAAGAGTGGCTGGAAAAAATGCTGCAGCATCTGTTTATAGAAATTTTATAGAACAACAAAAGAAAATTACTAAGAAAAAGAAATAAATTTAAAAATTTATTTACCTTAGTATTGTGTATTCTAGTTACATACTGTAATATAATCAATAGCGTAATCCGTCAGATTCGCACATGACGTAAAAAAGGAGAAACAAATGTCCGAAAAGGATAATGAGTGGACTACGGTAGACACTTCTACTGCCGGAAATGTAGAAGAAGAAAAAGTAGAATTTGAAGTTGAGGGTGAAGAACAACCTGAACTTCCTCTTGAACAAGAAAAAGTTCAAGAAGTAAAAGCTGAAGAATCTCAACCTGAACAGGAAGAGCAGCAGTCTGGAGCACAAAAGCGTATTCGCCAACTTGTGCGTCAGAAAAAAGAACGTGAAGAAAAGATCGAACAACTTGTAGCTCGACAAAAAGAGCTAGAAGAACAACTGAAAACTAAACAAAAAGAAATTGAAACTTCGGTTGAAAAAAGTTTTGAGTCTGCAGAACAAAACGTGAACAGCCGTATGGAACTGGCTCGTGATGCTTATCGTCAAGCACTGGAGTCTGGAGATACGGATCGTATTGTAGCTGCACAAGAACATCTTTCTAAAGCTCAAAACGATGCTTCGATGCTGCAAATGAACAAACAACAGTTTGTTGTTGATCGTCCTGTAGAGGAACAAGCGAAGCCCGTTCAAGAAGACCAGTCGGCTCAATATGACCGTCTTGCAGTAGAATGGGCAGGTCGTAATTCTTGGTTTGGTCAAGACTCAGTCATGACAACACTTGCGTTGGAAATTGATTCTGACCTGAAGAACGAAGGTTATGATCCTTCAGAAGTTGAGTTTTATCAAGAAATCGATTCAAGGCTCCGTCAAAAGTTCCCTGAACGGTTTGGTGTAGAACAACAGCGTCAGCAGGAAACGTCATCTCCTGCCCAAGTGGTTGGTGGAGCGTCACGCACTTCAACAGCTTCATCTAATAAAAAGGTAAAACTATCTCAAGAAGATGTTCGCCTTGCTAATAAATGGGGTATACCACTGGAACAATATGCCGCTGAAAAACTGAAAGTGGAACGAGCCGACGGCGAGTACACTTCTGTATATGGTAAATAAGCGTGGAGGAAATTGAAATGGCACGTACACAAACTAAATCACGTAGTGTTGAGTCTCGTGAACTTGAATCAAGAGAAGCAGAATTCGAATACAAAGAACCCAGTCTTCTTGATATTCCTGATTCTATTAAGTACCGATTTGAAGAACAGGGCATGGCCCTTCGTTGGATTCGGGTAACTATGAAGAATCAAGATGACTATCAAAACGTCGGCAAGCGTCTTGCTGAAGGATGGGAGTTTGTTTCTGTTGATGAGGTTCCAGAACTTCAACATACCTCTTTCGTGAGAGAGGAAGGGCGGTATACAGGTGCAGTCTGTCGTGGAGACTTGGCTTTGGCAAAAATGCCATTGCGTAAAGCACAGAGCCGTCAGCGGTATTACGAAAATCAAAGTAACGAAATGGTTGATGCAGTTAATCAACAACTTATGGGGCAAAATGATTCTCGTATGCCAATTCGAAATAACAGTAAATCTCAAGTAACTAGAGGTCGAGCACCTAAGTTTCAAGACTAATAGTTATTAGTGCAATTTTAATAGGGAGAAAACAATGACTACAAGTAAAGCGTTGTCTGGCTTCCGACCTTCTCGCAAGCGGGGAGCAAGCATGAACAATATGGGTTCCAACGAGTACCCGATTGCTTCTGGCTATGCTGCCAACATTTTTACCGGCGATCTTGTCCGTATTAATGCAGGGAATGTCCAAGTCATTACTACCGTAACTGAGATTGTTCAGGGTGTATTCATGGGTTGTCGTTATGTCGCAGACGGCGAACAGAAGTTCAGCAAGTACTGGCCTTCTGGAACGTCCGCAACTGACGCCTACGCTCAGATCGCTGACGATTCTCGTACCGTGTTTGAAGTACAAGCAGACGCATCTGTGACTGCTGGTGATCTTCACGGTTCTCAAAACTTTTCCGTAACGCTTGGTTCTGGCTCTACCTTTACTGGTATGTCGGGCCACGGTGTTGAAGCAGCAACTCGTACAACAGGTATTGCAATGGTACGTCCTATGGGCTATGTAGAAGAGCCGGGGAACGATGTTGACGATGCGGATGAGCGGGCATTCCTTAAACTGAATGTTCAACTTATCCAGCATACGGATAACTTCCTGACTGCCGCTGTAACTGCACCTGCAACTATCACAGCATATCTGCTGGGTTAAAGGGAGATTAAATAATGGCTATTAATAGAGCAAGTATTGCAAAAGAGCTACTCCCCGGCCTTAATGCTGTTTTCGGCATGGAATATGGGGAAGTTGCTGACGAACACGCTCCGCTTTTCGAAACTGAAAATTCGGATCGTGCGTTTGAAGAAGAAGTACTTTTCACTGGTTTCGGTACGGCTCCGGTGAAGGGTGAAGGTGCAGCCGTTTCTTACGACGATGCACAAGAAAGCTATACCGCACGGTATACACACGAGACTGTGGCGCTCGCATTTGCAGTGACCGAGGAAGCTATGGAAGATAATCTCTACGATACCTTCGCAAAGCTTCGTGCTCGTGGTCTGGCCCGTGCAATGGCTAACACCAAGCAAGTTAAAGCTGCTGACGTTTTCAACAACGGCTTTAACTCTTCGTATGCTGGTGGTGACGGTCAGCCGTTCTTCTCGGCTTCGCACCCGACCATCGGTGACGGTAATCAGTCGAACAGCCTCGGTGCTACCGACCTTTCGGAAGCTTCGCTGGAATCGGCTCTGATTACCATTTCGAAGGCAAAAGATGATCGTGGTATTCTGATTGGTCTCCAAGCAGAGTCGCTGCACATTCCGGCTGATCTGGCGTTTACTGCCGATCAAATCCTGAACAGCACGATGTCCACGACTATTGGCGTTAACCCGACTACCGCTGCAAACGGTGCGACTAACGTCAACGACATCAACTCCATTCGTAACCAAGGTCTGGTTCCGGGCGGTTTCTTTGTAAACCGTCGCTTTACGGATACCAACGCTTGGTTCCTCAAGACTGATTGTCCGAATGGTACGAAGATGTTTGTCCGTGCTCCGCTTCAAACGAAGATGGAGCCTGACTTCGATACTGGCAACCTCCGCTTCAAGGCCCGTGAGCGTTACAGCTTCGGTTTCTCTGACTGGCGTGGTTTCTATGGTGCCTCTGGCTCCAGCTAAGATTAAATCTTAGTAAAGTAAAATAAAAAGAAGAGGGGTACTTTCGTATCCCTCTTTTTTTGTGTATAATATAAGCACAGTCAATTAATTAACTAACAAACAATAGAGGTAAAAATGGCTAGTAATATTCGTCAGGGTTTTGTGACGGGCAGCGGTGCTGTGCTTGATGTAACAACAAGTGTAACTGTTGCAAATACCCGAATCAAAGGAGTTGTCTATTCTGGAATTGGTACTTTTTTAATTGAAGGACAAGACACAGATGCAGAAGGCAACGTAAATGGAAATCAAATTAAATTTGTAGGGACTACTGCTGTAGATGCAGGAGATATTTATATTCCTGATTTTGGTGTAAAAGTTGTAGGGCCAGTAAAAGTATCGGCTCCAACTTCTGCAGCAACTGTAGCTATTTACTATGGCTAGTTATACGTATCTTGTAGACGACATTGTTCAGGCTACAGAAAACGATTCTTCAGAATTCCTTACTTATGTTCCAAAACTTGTAAATAGGGCCGAAGAGCGTTTAACTCGTGATCTTGATGATTACGGGCTGGTAACCTATACATCGGTTGCAGTGTCTTCTGGTGTTAATTTAATAACACTGCCTTCTGGTACAAGAGTAGTAAAAAACTTTAATGTTGTTTCTAATGGGACTAGAATTAGTCTTCTTCAACGGACTGACGAATATATTCGTGATTACTGGCCTGTAAGTGCAAGCACGGGAACACCTGAGTATTATGCACGTCGTGATAATACAACTGTTCTTATTGCTCCAACTCCAGTATCAACACTGAATGGAGAGTTTGCATTTATTTCTAGACCTACAACACTAGCTTCGGCAACACCAAATAATTACTTTTCTGACTTTTGTTATGATGCTTTGTTTAATGCATCAATGATTGAAGCAATGGTATTTATGAAAAGTTTTGATCTTGTTCCTTTGTTTGAAGGACGTTATAATGAAGCTGTACAATCACTTAGAAACCAAGCACGTAGAACACGGCGTGACGATATGGAAGCCCCCGCAAGTCCGGCAGGAGCAGATAATCCAGTAGTATTAGGGAGTACGTAATGGGTATTTTTAAAATGGTAGCAGGAAAACTTGTTGAAGTTTCTGCTGAAGAGCTTGCTAAAAAAACAGCAAAGAAAACAACTAAAAAAGCTGCATCAAAAAAAGCTACATCAAAAAAGGCTGCACCTAAAAAAGCAGCAGCTAAAAAAGGTCGTCCTACAAAGCAACAAAAGGCTGCAGCAACTCGTGCAAAGAAAAAAGCAGCGGCTGCTACACCTGCTAAAAAGAAGATGGCTCAAAAATCGGGAACTGCTAGACGCAAAGCTTCTCGTATGTCACTAAAAGGTATGGCACCAGAACGAGCTAAAGAGCTTCGTAAGCTGGTACAACAAGTGAGAAAAGAAATGAGCATGGAAGGAAAGCCACAGGCTAAACCAATCCAAACTCGTATTCCTACTAAAACTCCTCCAAAGCCAAAGCAAATGACAAAAGCAGAACTTATGGCTGAAGCACGTAGGCGTGGTGAAAGAGATGATTACACAGGACGACTGCAGCAGCCTCAAGTTGCAAAAGGTGCTTA